GAACTGGGACAGCCACTGGCAGGAGATCTCAGAGATCATCTGGCCGGCAGCAGCTGACTTCACCACTACCCAGAGTCCAGGTGTACGCAGGAGCCAGACCATCTTCGATGCGACTGGAGCTCTGGCCCTTGAGAAGTTCGCGGCGGTTCTAGAGTCACTCCTCACCCCTCGAGCTCAGAAGTGGCACAGGCTGAAGGCGAGCAATGAGGAGCTGAACAAGGACGCAGCGGTCAAGGCCTGGTTTGAGGAGGTGACGGATCTGCTCTTCAAGATGAGGGACCGGCCCGACGCAAATTACTACTCCCAGAAGCACGAGGGGTACAAGTCACTCGGTGCGTTTGGGAATGACTGTCTGTTCATCGACGAGCTCGAGCCTTCACCTGAGAACCCACAGGTAGGTGTCCGGTACAAGTACTGCCACATCGGTCAGATCTACCCACTGACCAACCACCATGGAAAGATCGACACCATCTACCGCAAGTATGAGATGAGCGCGAAGGCGATCCACGACCAGTGGGGTGATGCGATACCGGACAAGGTCTTCACGGCTCTATCCGTCGACCCGATGAAGATGTTCCCGATCCTGCACTTCGTAGGCCCCAGGCAGAACAGAGACCCCCAACTCCTCGACTCACTCAACATGCCCTTCAGGTCGGTGTACATCAGCATCGAGGACCGGATGATGATTGACGAGGGTGGGTTCCACGAGTTGCCGTACAAATACTCCAGGTACACGGTCAACCCTGCCGAGACTCATGGTCGGTCCCCGGCGATGCTGGTCTTGCCGTCGCTCAAGATGACGCAGGAGATGATGAAGACCTTCATCCGTGCGGGGCACCGGATAGTCGATCCGCCTCTACTGGTACACGATGCTGGCGTTCTGAACTCTGGGACGAAGGAAGTCAGGCTCTGGCCCAACGCATTGAACTACGGTGGGGTGGACGCGAAGGGCAACCCGCTGATCGTTCCATTGGTCACTGGTGGCCGGCTTGATCTGACGGAGGGAATGCTGGAGAAGGAGCGCGAGGTGATCAACCGCGCCTTCTTCGTGGACCTCTTCCAGATCCTGCAGGACGCGAGTCCCGCGATGACGGCCACGGAGGTCCTGGCTCGAGCTCAGGAGAAGGGGCAGTTCCTGGCACCCACTGTAGGCCGGCAGCAATCAGAGATGCTGGGCCCGCAGATAGAGAGAGAGGTGGGGATCATGTTCCGCAACGGCCTGCTGCCCGAGCTCCCGGGTCTGCTGGCTGAGGCGGAGGGTGAGTACGAGATCGTCTACGAGTCCGATGCTACCCGGTTCCAGCGGACGAACGAGCTCTCCGGTGCTGACCGCACGATCGAGCGAGCCATCCTGATCGGTCAGTTCGACCCGAGCGCGATGGAGATCATCAAGGGCGACGAGGTCATCCGCCTATCCCAGGAGGTGGAGGGAGCGCCCACGACGATCCTCAGGACGAAGGAGGAGCTCGAGGAGCGCAGGGAGGCCCGGGAGCAGCAGGAGCAGATCCAGCAGGGGCTTGAGGTTCAGGCGCAGGTAGCCGCGGCGAGCAAGGACACGGCGCAGGCTCAGGCGGCTGCACCTCAGACTCCGGGTGGTGTGGTGCCGGGTGGGGCGTAAGGAGAACCTTGACATCGTACGCAGGGCCTACGAGGCCTGCTTCACCGGGACGAACGACGCCGCGATTGTGCTGGCTGACCTCGAGCAGGAATGCTTCTCGCGGCGCCCCACATTTGACCCTGACAGCGAGCTGATGACGGCGTTCAACGAGGGCAAGAGATCGGTCTGGCTCAGGATTCAGAACACCTTGAACCTGAGCTGGGAAGACATCGAGAACCTCGCGCAGAGGGCGCGACTCTACTTTGAGGGGGATGAGTAATGGGAGCACCAGGATCACCAGCAGCAGTACCGCCAGCCGAGCCGGCTGCACCGGCTACACCAGCGCCAGCAGCGACACCGTCATGGACGGAGGGGATGGCTGCGGAGGATGTCGGGTTCATCGAGAACAAGGGGTGGAAGGGCCCGGGTGAGATGTTGACCAGCTACCGCCACGCGGAGCATGTCAGGGGTATGTCAGCGGAGAGCGTAGTTGAGTTGCCCAAGGACCCGGACAACGCCGAGCAGATGGGAGCGTTCTACACCAGGCTCGGACGTCCTGAGTCAGCGGAGAAGTACGAGCTCCCCGAGGCGCAGGTGGGGGAGGGGTCGGTGGACCTGGCTCCCAAGTTCAGGGAGTGGGCATTTGCTGCTGGGCTCAATCAGCGTCAGACCCGGGCCATCTTCGATGCTTATCAGACCGAGCTCCAGACGATCGTCCAGGGCCAGACTGAGGCGCAGAACCAGAACGTCCAGGTGGCTGAGCAGCAGATGAGGACTGAGTGGGGGGCTGAGTACGAAGCCAACATGGGGCACGCGAAGCGCTTCGCTGCGGTGTTCGGTCTCTCTGAGCAGTGGCTCGAGGCGATAGAGGGCGGGCTAGCATCGGAGGAGGATCCGAGCGGCGCGAAGGGATTGTGGCGTGGTGCAGCGAAGATTGGTCGAGCTCTGTCCGAGCACAAGTTCCCGGGTGAGGCTGTGGAAACTACGGAACTCGGCACGACCCCTGCTGTAGCCCAGACCCAGATCAACGAGCTTCACATGGACAAGGACTTCCTCGCGGCCTACCAGAACCGGAACAATCCAGGTCACCAGGCAGCGAAGGACAAGATGAGCAGGCTCCACCAGCTTGCGTATCCTGGAGAACAGACTTAGAGTTTCAGAGTCTCGTGCATTGCTGATAAGCCGGTAGGTTCCTAAACGCCTGGGGCCTACCGGCCCAGCACATTCTGATCAGGCCCCGCAGTGGCGAGCGGACAAGCCCTACAGCCAATCAAGGCCCCGGAGTGGCGACCGGACAAGCCGTAGTGCCGATCAGGAATAGTGCTGGCCCCGCTTTCGAGCGGACAAGCCTCGCAGACGCACGCAGTGCGTCGTGGCCTTCGAGGCTAAGAACATGTCAGTCAACGTACCGACACATTTTGTCCAGCAGTACAAGACGAACGTAGAGCTGCTGCTCCAACAGATGGGCAGCCGGTTCCGCGACAAGGTTGGGACCGACTCCTACACCGGTAAGGCCGGGAAGGCGGTAGAGCAGATCGGCGCAGTGACGGCGCAGAAGAAGACCAGTCGTCACGCCGATACGCCACTGATCGACACCCCGGCGGCAGCTCGGTGGGTCTTCCCCGAGGACTACGAGTGGGCGGATCTAATCGACACGCAGGACAAGCTACGGATGCTGATCGATCCGACCTCGTCCTACGCCCAGAATGGTGCTCACGCGATTGGCCGTGCCATTGATGACGAGATCATCGCGGCCTTCTTCGGAACCTCCCTCACGGGAGAGAACGGCACGACCAGCACCACCTTCCCGGCATCGCAACAGGCTGCGAGTACGTCGGCGGGGCTGACCCTTCCGAAGCTGCGGGAAGCGCAGCAGCTCCTGCTAGCTGCGGAAGTCGACCTGGACCGTGAGCAAGCCTTCTGCGCTATCTCGGCTCAACAGCACGATGACCTTCTTGGGATTGGTGAGCTGCAGAGCATCGACACCAACCTCACGAAGCCGTTGGCTAGTGGTGTCGTGGCGCAGTTCATGGGCTTCAACTTCGTTCTGAGTGAGCGTCTACCGCTCTCGGGCACGGATAGGTCCATCCCTGTCTGGGTGCCATCTGGAATGCACATGGGCATGTGGGAAGACCTCAGGACCGAGATCGATCGGCGACCTGACAAGTCCTACGCCACCCAGGTGTACGTCGCGGCAACGATCGGTGCGACCCGGACCCAGGAGGAGAAGGTCGTACGGATTATCTGTTCGGAGGCCTAAGGCTCCGCGTTTGAAAAACTGAATATCCCTTTCCCCGGAAGCAGGTGGCTGGGGGCTGGTGCGGGGTCGTGCTCGCCCCCATCCACCAACACGTTTGAGGTTCCATCATGGGCAACAACTTCTCAGATCATTTCAACAGTTCAGGAACGGTAGGCCCCGGCGAGGGTGCTCTCGCAGAGGCCCTAGGGCTCGACAGTCAGCGCCGCGCAGGGGGTGGCATCGGTCACTCTCGGCTGCGCTGGAAGAGGGCCAAGATTACGGTCGGCACTGATGTGGGCATCGGCGATCAGATCCGCATGATGTCGATGAAGTCAGGCGATCGCATCCACGAGTTCTACTTCACCAGCGATGGTGGCACGACTGCCGGCGCGGTGGACATCGGGGTCTACGAAACAGGTATCGCCCATGACGGGGCGCTGCCTTCCGCGAACTGCGTAGACCAGTGGTCGACCACGGCAGTGACGGTGACCACAGCCGTCGCCAGGGTGACACGTTTCGCGCTTGGCGATGTCGCGAGCATCAACCGTGGTGACGCATTGTGGGAGATGGTCAATCTCAGTGATGCAGCGACCTACACGGTGGATCCGCTGATCTCGTTTGACCTGACCATGACCGCGACCATCGCCTTCACGGCGAGTGTTGCGACGATGCTGTTCGAGGTCTTCTACACATCCGGTGACTAAGCTAGGCGAGCCATTGTCTAGCCCCTCGGGGTCGGGAGGTACCTGTTCCTCCCGGCCCCACTAGGACCGCATGGCGCTACACGAAGTGGACATCTGGAACCGCGCTCTCTCCAGAGTCGGGGATGCTCGCCTCGTACCCGAGGCCTCGGTTGCTATCACGTCTGCCACTGCTGCGAACCCGGTCGTGGTTACGACTGGAGTCCATGGCTACCTCGATGACGAGCTGGTCCTGATCCGCGCCAATGTCGAGATGACCGAGGTCAACGGGCGGGTCTTCAAGATCAACGTCCTGAGCACCACCACCTTCGAGCTACTCGAGGAGGACGGGAGTAGCTACACGGCAGAGGCTACGGGTGGCACAGTGCAGCGTCTCCCGGGTGCGAAGCGGTCGAAGGCTACGTTTGATGCGTGGGACAACATCCGAGACGAGGTGCTCGAGAGCCACCCCTGGGCGAACTGCACGAAGCGGACGAGGGCGGCGCGGCTCAACTCAGCCTTCACCATCACGGCAGCCACAGGTGCCAACCCGGTGGTCATCACCACCTCGGCTGCTCACGGGTACTCGGTCAATGATGACATCCTGATCGAGGCTGTGGCTGGGATGACCGAGCTCAACGACCGGTGGTTCAGGGTTGCCAGTCCCCTGCCGGCGCCGACCAACACCTTCGAGCTCTCGGGTGAGGACGGCACGACTCACACTGCCTACAGCTCCGGTGGTACGGTCAAGAAGGCCCGCACTCCCTTCGTGCCGGATTCAGGGTATGGGGCCCGGTACGCTCTCCCGTCGGACCATCTCAGGGTCGTGGAGCTCACTGGGTCCAGGGCTCTCTGGATGGTGGAGAACGGCGAGCTCCACACGGACGAGTCTCTCACCGTCCCGATCCAGTACATCTTCAGACAAAGGGACGTGACTCAGTACCGTCCTGCTCTGGTGAATACCCTGGCCTATCGGCTGGCTCTGGAGCTGAACGAGGAGCTCACCCAGTCAGGCAGGAAGCGGGAGAACGCACTCAGGGAGTGGGAGCTCTTCCTCTCCCGGTCGAAGCACACCGACTCCTTGGAGCAGTCCGCCAAGCCGATAGAGGAGGATGAGTGGATCCTCTCGAGGTTGTCGGGGAGCGTGACCGCCCGGCGATTCGACCGCTGAGAGGCCAGTGGCAAAGGACAGCCCGATCCAGACGAGCTTCAATGCCGGGGAGCTCTCCCCTCGCATGGAGGGCCGTGTCGACGTAGACAAGTACGGCGCCGGGGTCTCCAAGCTCGAGAACTTCCTACCCCTGGTACAGGGTGGAGCGCTGAAGCGTAGCGGTACCCGCTTCGTGAAGGAGGTCAAGGACTCCACCGCTCTGACCCGTCTGATCCCATTCGAGTTCAGCACTACGCAGGCCTACATCCTCGAGTTCGGGAACCTCTACATGCGGGTGTACCGGAACGATGGGGTGGTGCTGAATGCGAACCTCACCATCTCGGATGTCGCGAACACCACTCCCATCCGCATCACCACGTCTACGGTGCATGGTTACTCCACTGGCGATCAGGTCTTCATAGCAGGCACCGGGATCGCCGCGATCGACAACAAGTTCTTCGATATCACGGTGTTTGACACGGACGAGTTCGATCTGGACGGGACCGCTGCAGCAGGTGCTGCCGCGGCAGGCACATCGGGGCGGGTGTTCGAGCTCGTCACTCCCTACACGACTGCTGACCTGGAGGCCCTCGCTACGGTGCAGTCTGCAGACGTCCTATACATCGCCCATCCCGACTTCAACCCTCGAAAGCTCGAGCGTACGGATCACGACGTCTGGACGATCACCTCGATAGATTTCGACTTCCAGCCATTCGCACCCGAGAACCTGGACGACCAGAGCCGTGTCAACGCCAGCGCGGTGACGGGCACGGGCATAACGCTCACCTCAGGTGACGGGATCTTTACCTCAGCGATGGTGAATGGATATTTCAAGCTACGCGAAATCGTCCAGTCGCACCGTGGGGAGTGGGAAGCGGGTACGAACCAGACTCTCTACAATTCTGTCTTTGTCCTCGGAGATGAGGTCTTCTTCGAGAGCAACGTATACGAGTTTGTGGAGTTGGCGGCTGGCGCGGGCCTGACTGGGACGAGTGCTCCTGTCCATGAAGTGGGGACTGAGTTGGATGGTCAGTTCAACTGGCTCTATCTCCACTCGGGTGAGGGGTATGTCCAGATCACGGCCTTCACAAATGCCAATCGGGTAACTGCGACTGTCATCAGGCAACTGCCGTCGGGAACCGTCCACGCGGATGTGGTCATCTCCGGTGCTACGCAGGCCGACCCCGTTGTAGTCACTGCTAACGGGCATCTGATTCGCGAGGGGGATCAAGTCTGGATTCAGGACGTGGTCGGAATGACCGAGATAAATAACCGCAAGTTCACCGTTGGTGAGGTTCTGGATGTCAATCGCTTCGAGCTGAAAGACGAGGACGGGAGGGGACACACGCTCTATTCATCGGCTGGCATCGTCGTGGAATTGTCGACTGACCTCTGGGCCCACGGAGCCTGGGGCGGGAGCAATGGCTTCCCGCGGGCGCTCACCTTCTTCGAGGATCGGCTCTGGTTCGCTGGAGCTGCGGGTAACCTCCAGACGATGTGGGCTTCTAGAACAGGTGAGTACGAAGACCACAAGGTGACAGATACCGATGTGTCTGCGCTCCAATTCACGCTCAACACCGATACGGTCAACGTCATCGAGTGGATGAACGCCGGCAAGAAGCTGGTGATTGGGACGGCGGGGGGTGAGTTCGTGGTTGAGAACACGGACCCTATCACTCCAAACAACCCACCGAACATTGCCAGGAACACCGCCTATGGCAGCAAGTCCCAGGTCCAGCCTAAACGCATTGAGCAGGTGCTGCTGTTCGTGCAGAGGGCTGGCCGAAAGATCAGAGAGTATGTCTCGGACTTCGATACGAACTCCTTCGTGGGCCCGGACATGAACGCCCTCGCTGACCACATCCTTCTGGACCGGATCAAGAAGATGGACTTCCAGCAGGAGCCGAACCGGCTTCTATGGTGTGTGCTCGAGGACGGGGAGCTGGTGTGCTTCACCTACGAGAGGTCTCAGGATGTGACCGCCTGGCACCACCACCCGATAGGTGGAGACACGGTGCTGGTGGAGTCGGTGGCTGTGATCCCACACCAGGATGGGGACAGGGATCAGGTGTGGCTCATCGTGAACCGCCAGGTCAACAGCGGGACGAAACGGTACATCGAGTTCTTCGAGGAGGACTGGCTGCGGTCTGCTGCCATGAACACGGCCTTCTTCGTGGACTCGGGGTTGAGCCGCACGAGTGGTGGGCCAACCACGTCCATCATCGGGTTGGACCACCTAGAGGGAGAGACCGTCAAGGTCATCGGGGACGGGATCGTGCAGGCGGATCAGGTGGTCTCGAGCGGTGCGATCACCATCACCTCGGCCAGCGTCGTCCATGTTGGGCTCAGCTACGAGTCCGTGCTCAGGCAGCTACGGCTCGAGGCTGGAGCTGGAGACGGCACCGCTCAGGGGAAGACCCAACGCATCACGAACGTGGTGGTGCGACTCGACCAGACGGGGAGGGGCCTGCAGATCGGGCCCAACGACACCGACGCCAACATGGAGGAGGTCGGGGTCAACGATGGCGAGCGGATCCCGCAGACCGGGGCACTGGCTGACCTGATCGATGGCGACACGGACATCATGCCGTTCCCTGAGGGCTACTCCCAGGAGGCACGGGTAACCTTGAAACACAACGAGCCCCTGCCCTGCACGATCATTGCGATCATGCCGCAGGTCGTGGTGCAGGACCGCTGATGGGCGCGATACTCCAAGGGCTTGCGATTGGAGCTCCGATAGCGTCGGGCATCTTCCAGGCTCGTGCCTTCGAGCTCGAGACCAAGGCCGTGGCCTCGGCGGCCAGGTTCAATGCTGCGATCGGGCTCGAGGAGGCGCAGATCGAGGCGGCCCGGCAGCGGCGTATCGCGAGACGCACTCTAGCTACTGGCCGGGTAGCGGTTGGTGCTAGCGGCGTCACCTTTGAGGGCAGCCCTCTCGCGTTTGCGATGGATCAGGCAGCGGAGCTCGAGCGCAACGCGGTGAATGTTGAAATAGCTGGCCGGAACACGGCTGCTCTGGATCTGGCGAGGGCCACGAACGTACGCAGCGCAGGCCGGCGGCGGTCGGGCGCTGCACTCCTCAGTGGGTTGACGGAGTCCGCTTTCAGGGGTCGCGCCCTGCGGATCGGGAGAGGCTGATGCCCAGGATCCCACGGGTCATCGCGAGCGCGGCCTCTCTAGGCCGTAGAGCTCAGGCTGTGGATCTGGGGTTCGACCAGGGAGCTCAGGCACAGGCTCGTGCGATAGACGAGGTGGGTGAAGCAGCGAATGCGTTGTTCGAGGCAGACGAGGACGCACTGGTTTCCAAGGGCATCCAGGGTGCATCGACTGAGCTCAACGATCTCAGGATCGCGGTAGGAGAGAACCCCGACATCGACGCCCGGGAGGGGCAGTTCGCGGATGGGCAGAGAGAGATCCTGAGCAGGCACCGAGAGACCATCTCTACCGTGCGGTTCCAGAACTCCTTCGACGATCGGATGTTCGCCATCTCCGAGCGGACTCGTTTGGGTGTGAAGGAAGGGGTCACACGTTCAAGGCTTGACCAGATTCGTGCGAACACCCTGACGAGTGTGGCGGGTTTGACGACGCTCGCGGGGGAGGCGGACAGCGACGACCTCCGGCAGGAGTATCTGACGCAGATCGACACAGCTCTTGGGGGCGCTGTGAGTTCCGGGGCCTTGACTGCAACGGACAGGGCTCAGGCCGAGATCAGGCGTGACGCTGAGTTGGCTGCAGCCCAGGAGGTGAGGGACAGCCAGGCGGTAGCGGATGACCTCGAGGCCCAGTTCCCCGGCGATCTCGCTGCCCAGACCAAGGCCGCACGCAGCCAGTTCAGCGGAAGCATGGAGGATCTCGTCGTCGCTCGGTTGAAGGACCGAAACGGGATCGCAGTGACGGCTCAGCGGCAGGCACGTCAGGCGAAGTTCGAGTCTGTCGTGAACCTCGCATTGGGTGGCGATTACACTCGCGTGGAGGCTCTCAAGGCCGATCTGGATGTGGGCCAGTTGTCGACGGTGCTCGGTATTCTCGACGATAAGGACCGGGGCAAGGGACCACAGGCGGACTCGGAAGAGTACTGGGACTTCTACAACGGCTTGTCGAATCCAGCGACAGCAGAGGAGTTCAGGCAGAAAGATCTGAACCTACTGGCCGGCAAGATCACGCCTAAGCAGATGAGTCAGCTACGAGATCTGCAGCTCGAGGTGGATCTACTTGATGTCTTCCCCAAGAAGGTGGACGAAGCGCTTAGCATCATCAAGCTCGACCCGTCGAGCACTAAGAAGAGCAAGGACAAGCGCGAACAGCGTCAGCTATTCCGGCGGAATGTCCAGGCTGCGAAGGAGCTGGCGGTGCAGCAGAAGGGTTCGCCTCTCACGGGACCGGAGATGGACGAGCTGCTCGACGTTGGGATCACGGATCACAACAAGAGAGAGGGGAAGTTCCTGGGGATCTTCGGTCCACCTCAGGCCCCACGCTTCACCATCGGTCCCGGTGAAGGTGTAACCGCGGCGGCGCGACGTGCTTCGGACGGGATAAGCGCTGACCAGTGGCAGCAGACGATTGCCGAGCTGGAAGCCAGTGGCAATGAGGATCCAACCGAAGCTGAAATCAGACAGGCCTATGCAGACCTCGTCTCCGAGGGGTTCGAGTTCCGCTGATGCCTACACTTGAGAGCGGCGCAGACATCCTCAGACGCAAGCGTGCGGAGCGTGTCCAGGCGAGTGGGAGTGATGCGAGGCGACTGGCAGAGGGAGCGGTGGGCGAAGGGAAGCCGCTGCCCAGGTGGGTCGAGCGAGCACTGCGTGGAGAGGGGATCGACAACCAGGACGGAACCCGATCTACGATTCGCTCGATGAGCTTTGAGTCGGAGGGGCGACATTTCCTGGCTCCCACCATCCGGCAGCAGCACGACGGTACGCTCTTGGAAGTCTCACCGGATGAGGCAGTCGCGGTTGCAGTCAGGCGTAAAGACGCCATCGAGTTCCCTTCCAGCCTAGAGGCCGACCAGTTCAGTAGGGAGTTCTCGGATGCGCTGGGGAGCGGAGACCATCGCGGGGGTGCATCGCTTGCACGCAGGAGGGGTCTGCAGACTCCCCGGCAGATAAGGGACCGTGTGGCCTTCTCTGCTCGTCAGGATCCCGATCGCTTCGCTCGCGTTCTGGGAATCGCGAACAGGTTGCAGGTGGGTATTGGTGCTGTCGATCGAGACCTGGCTCGGTTTGAACGGATTGACGCTTCCAATCAGGCGCTGAACGAAGTCCCGCTGGACGCACGCCCCATCCTTCGCAAGTGGCTGTCGGATGAGGAGACTGCACGCCGCACGAGTGGGCCAGACATCCGGGCGATGTCGGGGCTCGAGTGGGCGGTCAACTCCACGAAGGCCGGATACCACGATGGTTTCGCGTTGCTACGGCTGGCTGAACTCTACGGCAAGCAGCGGCGCGGCGAGACCATCACTCCTGAGGAACAGCTCCAACAGCTCGAGCTACAGGAGAGGTTCGCTGATGCGTACGGAGCGGAGGGGTTCTTCGAGAAGGTTCCTAGCGGTGCCTCCAAGATGGTCGCGTTCATGCTGAAGTCTGTGCAGGGCGGACTCATCCAGGGGCCCAGGTTCGCTGCTGCGGGGACGCTACTCGGCGTAGCCACGATCCCGCCTGCAGCCCCAGCACTGGCTGCGTCGGGCCTGACAGTGGGGTTTGCCTTCGGCGCCTTCGAGGCTTCCAGAGACCTGATGCGTGACCTCGCCTTCGGCCAATATATCACCCTAGAGGATGAGGATGGGAACCTCGTCGATCGCGGTCAGGCCGCGGTGATGGCGGAGATTGTGGGGACCGTGGATGGTCTGGTGGAGACCGCCTCGTTGGGGCTCTTCGGTCGAGCTCTAAAGATTGGCGGCTTGGGTGCTTTCAAGTCCATCACGGGGCGCGAGTTTACGAGCATGGCCCTCATCAAGGGGGTGGGGGAGCTCGCCCAGTCTAAGATCTTCCAGAACCAGATTGCTCGGGCGGGGAGTTCGCTGGCGAAGACCGGCACTGCCTTCGCTGTATCGGCGGGAGCTGAGATATCAGAGGAGCTGATCCAGGGGTCGACGGACGAGGCCGGGGCGCAGATCCTCAGTCGCAAGCTGGATGCGACCAGGATCCTCGAAGTCGGGATCGAGGAGGCCGTGGCTGCGGCTCCGGGTGTAGTGGGTTTGGTAGGTGGTGGGTTCTCGGTCAGCGCGGTGATCGAGGCGGGAGCGCATGGCTACCGGATCGTGCGTGCCCGGGACAACGCCAGAAGACTGGACAACGCGGTCAAGGCTGCAACCGCGGCGACTCTGAGGACACGGGACAGCGAATCGTTTGAGGACTTCTCCGACCGGGTGCAGGGGGAGGAGCGGGTCGATCTACTCATCCCCGCCGAGGCGCTGACCGAATACTTCCAGTCCCAGGACTTGGATGCGAACGAGGTTCTAGAGAAGATCCCTGAGGCCCGTGAGCAACTGGCTGCAGCGTCTAAGACCAGCGAGATCGTCATCCCGATGACGAAGTATCTGGCCCACCTCGGACCAGACCACCACAAGGGTCTGCGCGAGGACATCCGCTTCAGCGGGGATGTGAGTCTCCGCGAGATGAAAGAGCTGGTGAAAAACACTGACGGCGTGCTCGAGGCCATCGAGGTGAAGGAGCAGGAGCGAGCCCAGGAGATCACGTCGAATCAGAAGGTGTTTGATGCTGTGCAGGACGTAGGGACCAGGCTAGGGCATGACGCTGGTGGCTCTGTCGGGGTGGCTTCGACCATCGCGGCCCGCTTCGCAGAGCGTGCTCGTCGTCAGGACAAGGATGCCTTCGAGATCTTCGAGAGCGAGGAGACCACCTTCCTGGGTGTGGGAGAGGAGGCTGAGATCCAGGCAGTTCAAGGTCAGGTGACGCTCACGCAAGCCCAGAAGGCGGGGCTCAAGCCTGCGATTAGGACGGGGGAGGGGGCGATCTTCACGGGCTTCAACCACGGTCAGGCCTTCATCCGAGCGGCCACCGCGCAGTCTGGGCAGCTCTCAGCCGCCGACGTCGAGCAGGGGTTCGTCGACCCCGAGGGCGTTTTCCTCGACCGGGGTCAGGCAGCAGAGCGGGTTGGGCTTGGTGTCGCGGGGCCGTTGCTTTCCGAGGAGCTTCGCACGCTGCACCAGTTGGTGTTTGAGGAAGGCGACTCGCCGATCCAGGCTGACCTGACCAACCCGTTCCCCGAGAAGCCTGGTGCAGAGGGGCGGCTCGACAGGAAGCTCAAGCGTAAGAAGCTGCCGCCGAGTAAGAAGCCGGGAAGACGTAAGAACGAGCGGAAGAAGAAGTTCAAGCTGAACAACGGCACGGTGTTCTTTGTAGGCCCACTCCGTCCACCTGACTGGGTGGAGAAGGTCAACTCTGTCGCGACACCCGAAGATATTGCTCAGTGGCGTCGGTGGTACTACGACGTTCACGATACATTCGCGGCCATCTTTGGCGACCAGTCTCCTGTGTTCGCTGCCGCGTGGCTCATGGCGCAGAAGAACACGAGTCCGATCGATGGGATGCGTCACGCACTGAGGGTACGAGAGCAGGTTCTGACCGGCATCAACGGAGTCAAGGGCGGGCTGGCGCATGAGCAGCTTGTCGAGTTCTGGACCGATGTGACAGAGAAGGGACTTGATGCTCTCGGGGTGGACATCGGCGGTCAAAAGCTACGCGACTTCGTGGACTCTGCTCTAGGACGTGCGACGCGTAGCTTCATGGGCGACGACCCCCTGGGCGGGCAGCCTGCAGTGGTCGATACGCACGCTGCGAGAGATGCAGGTTACGTGGACCTGACGTTGGTTGGCTACCTCAGGAAGAAGGGAGTGCCCGAGTCCCAACTGAGCAAGCTCAAGATAGATATCGGCCCGAAGGTTGCGATTCCTGGTAAGCGATTGGGCGGAGCTCCAAGCGAGACGCAATACGAGAACGCTGCAGAGTTCTACCACGACGTATTCGATTTCCTGAACGAGAACAGCATCTGGGGCGGCGGCTTCGAGCGGGTAGCCGAGGTGCAGGCAATAGGTTGGATGACGACGCTGAAGCAGTTCGGCCTGGCCTCATCCGACGCCAAGGCAGCCATCGACCGCATGACGCAGAACATCTCTGTGGCTTTGCTGTTCGGCGAGGGAGCTCCCTATGCGGAAAGGTTTGCGCCGCTGCTGTCGCTTCCTTACGAGCAGCAGGAGGAGATCACAGCGGGAGCTACCTATGTCGCGCTTACCAATATGCTCGAAGGCCTCGGAGATCCACCTGTCACCGCCATGCAGACCTCGTCCGGTGGGTGGATGGACTTTGATGCGGAGCCATCTACGCAGATCGCAATCATCGCATCCAACGAGGTAGTCGACACGATCACGGCTGCGATGAGTGTAGTGCTACAGCAGACAGAGGGGCGTGTAGAGCAGTCGCTACTGATGACGCCCGGCGGCGCAGTACCGGCCCGTGCGAACTCCTGGTTCATAAACATCCTGAACCCGACCGGTGAGCTCACGGATTCGGGCGAGCAGTTGAAGGCATGGGATCTGATCCGAAAGGAACTCCCAGAGCTCAAGGCCGGCAACCACGAACTGACTGGGTCGAATGTCCCCGGGATGCGGATCGGGGTCAACTTCAAGGACGCGAAGTTCGATGATAAGGGGGAGCCGGTCCTCGACAAGAACGGCGAGCAGATTTTCGAGCCCAGCCCGTTCGCCGGGAAGGGTGGGCAGGCGAAGCTGGAGGCTGATGTCATCGCCGGCCTGCAGCGGGTCTTTGAATCTCTGCCGTATGATGTCCAGATCGGCTACACTCCGGGTGAGGCCCGGCTATCTAAGAACAACTGGGTGGAGCGGAAAGATGGGCAAGGTCACATTGACGGGCTTGATGAAGGCAGGCGATCCATTGCTAAAGCAGCAATTGATCGTGCTGGGCCCGCCGTCGAGGCCTTCCTCCAGAACGCCATCGAAAGAGCCACCCAAGAAGGCGGACCCCGTACCCTAGAGCAGGCGCAGGAGCCGACCCGTCCTCCCCGCGGCTCTATCACCTTCGACCAGAATCTGACCCAGGTCGTGATCAGGATGTTTGAGGCGCAGGACACCTCGACCCTCCTCCACGAGCTCGGCCATCTCTTTCTAGAGCAGCTCCGCCAGGATGCGATCAACAACCGCTCCCCGGAGGACGTGCGGGACTGGCAGGTTATGGCGGACTGGCTGGGGATCGGGTTCAACGACGTACCCACCTCGGCCCAACACGACCAGCTAGCCGATGGTTTCCTGACCTTCGCACGCGACGGAGTCGCTCCGAGCCAGGCACTGCGCGATGCCTTCATGCGCTTCAGGGCATGGATCGTCGCGGCGTTCGATTTCGCCACGATCAATGGCGTGACCCTCACCCCCAACACCCGCCAGGTCTACGCTCGCCTCCTGGCTTCTGATCAGGCCATCGCCGAGACGGCGGCTACGGGTGAGAGGGCGCCGATGTTCGGGTCCAGAGACCCGGAGATCCAGACCCAGGCGGAGTTCGACTCCTACCAGAGGTCGATCCAGAGCCGGCGGGAGGTAGCTCGAAACGAGCTCGATCAGGTGATGTTCAAGGAGCTGGCGCAGATCAAGAGCGAGGCTCGGAAGAAGCTGTTCGCCAGGATCAGGGTGGAGGTGGAGAAGGAGATCAACTCGAGTCCGATGTTCATTGCCCGCGAATGGCTCCAGAAGGGGGTCTGGATCGACGGCCGCGACCCGCCCGAGGGCCTCCCCCACAAGAAGCTCTCTCGAGACGCACTGGTTCAGACGTACGGCAAACGGATCCTCAAGGAGCTCCCGACCGGGCCGAACGGATTCTGGCAGGCCGAGGGCGGGTATGCCCCCGATGCGATTGCTGAGTTCTTCGGCTTCCCGAACGGTGACCGGATGGTGGAGGCGCTCAAGGTTTCCAGCAACCGCCAGGACGCGATCAATGCGGAGACCGAGAACCGGATCGCGAGCATGGAGGGCTCCCAGTTGCAGGACAGCAGCGAGGAGGCGATCCAGGCCTGGGACAACGACATAACGGCCCGTGTGCTGCTTGAGGAGCACCGTGCGTTGGCGAAGAGGGCTGGACTGGGCCCAACACCCAAACAGATCGCTCGAGACTCAGCACGGCGCTTTGTGGCCGACCAGCCGCTTCGCAACCTTCGCCCCGGGCGAGCTAGACAGGCCCAGGAGAAGCACGCGAGGGAGGCGGTTGAGGCCTTCGGGCGCAAGGAATTCGCTGCTGCGGCGGAGGCCAAGCGGCAGGAGCTCCTGCAGTTCTACGTGGGGATCGAGTCCCGGCTTGCGATCGAGAAGGAGGCCTCGATCGTAGGCCGGCTCAGGAAGTTTCTGGAGCTGAAGACCCGGCAGCGGGTGGGGCTCGCGGGCGAGACCTATCTGGAGAAGATCGACGGCTTCCTCGATCGCTTCAATCTCCTACCACGCTCTCTCAAGAAGGTAGACCAGCTCGAGAGCCTCGCGGCCTTCATCGAGGCAAGAGAGCTGGAGAACGAGGAGGTGATCATCTCCCCAGAACTACGAAACGAGGCCTTCAAGACGCACTACAAGAATCTCACCCTGACCCAGCTCCAGGCCCTGGACGCCGCCACGGCCCACGTCGCTCACCTCGCACGCAAGAAGGTGGACTACCTCGTCGCCGGCCAGGAACGGCGAAGGGATGGGATGGCTCAGGAGATGGCCGAAGAGGCTGATCGGAACATCATCCGCCCACCGAGCCGCAAGAACACGCCCAAAGCGGAGGGGCTGGACGCGGTGCTGGACTTCGGCCTCGGGATGGTCGCCGCTATGGATAAGGCCGAGGCCATCTCTGACGCCCTGGCTGGCGCGAAGCGAGGCCGCGAGGGAGGAGATCCCACGTCGCTCTGGCACACCGCTGTGATCGTGCCGATGCAGCGCGGGATGAATTTCTACAACAAGCTCACACGCGAGAGCACGCTCAAGGTGGACAAGCTGATCTTGAAACACCGTCAGCAGCCGGGTCAGGAGAAGCTGACGGCCAAGAAGGAGTACCTCCCGCTCACTGACAATCGGGGGATCCACTTCCTTCTGGACCGCTGGGGGCTCATATCTCTAGCCCTCAACCTTGGGAATCAGTCGAACAAGGACAAGCTCCTCGGCGGGTATAACTGGAACTTCGAGACGGTGATGGAAATACTCAATCGCGAGCTTACGCCTCAGGACTGGGCGTTCGTCCAGGGTGCGTGGGATGCGGTGGCATCGTGGAAGGAGCTGGCTTTCAAGCTCGAGCAGCGGATGTCCGGTGTGGCTCCTCCCGCGGTTGTACCGACTCCGCTTGAGACCGCGGTGGGGACTTTGCGGGGCGGCTACTGGCCTGTCGTGTACGATCCGGCGAGGTCCAAGCTGGGGCAGGTGGTTGAGGCGAAGGGTGTGTTCGGGCGCCGGCCCGATGGTTATACCAGCGCGACCACAGGCCACGGTCATCTCAAGGCCCGCACGAACGTGATCGCGCCGATTCTGCTTGACGTGTCGGTGATGAGCACGCACTTGGATCACGTCGCGATGGACCTGGCATTCCGTGAGCCACTGGCGGAGGTTGGCAAGCTCCTGTCTCACCCCGTCGTCGACGCTGCGCTTACGCGGAACCTCGGGCGGTCCTTCAGCTACAACGACTTCTGGCTCCCGTGGCTTCAGAACATCGCGGGGGATACACGAGGCACGGTGGGGATGCAGTGGTGGAATCGAGGCTTTCGGACCCTTCGCAAGAACGCCACGGTCTTCACTCTCGGTCTCTCCGACACCACGCTGATCGTCCAGCCATTCGGCCACTTCAACGCGATCAAGGAGCTCCGACAGGCGCTCCCACGCAACGGCATGAAGCATTTCCTCTGGGGGTTTCGCGCCGCGTTCGCGGGGCTGGATTCTGCCAAGATGAAGGAGCAGTGGGACCGCGTCCACGCGTTGTCAGCTTTCATGCTCGACCGCTCAGCCAGCATGAGCCGGGACCAGCGCGACATCATCAGGGACGCCACCGCTTCGGCCCTCAAGGCCTTCCCGGTTCGTAAAGCGCAGGAGCTGCAGGCCTTTGCGATGGAGCTGATCGGTCGGGTACAGAAGGTGCTGGTGGACTACCCGATCTGGCTGGCGGCGTTCCGCGGCGGTGTCGAGGAGCACGGCCTGGGCCAGGATGAAGCAGTCCAGTTTGCTGACAGGATGGTGCGTCAGTCCCAGGGCGGGGGGGGGGATCATAGATCAGTCTGCGATCGAGCGTGGGTTCGGCGGCAATGAGTTCTTCAAGGCCAACAACCTCTTCTTCTCGTACATGAATCAGGTCTGGCAGCAGCTCCGCTCTACCACGCGTGGGATGCGCTTCAGGACGGTCGTGCAGGACCTCCCCGCATTCCTGGCGAACTACATGCTGGTGGTCTCCCTGCCAGGCCTTTTCGCCACCTCCATGTATGCCTTCCGATATGGCCGCTTCCCAGACCTAGACGATGACGATTTTGAGAAAGAGCTCGCCCTGCTGCTCCTGGAGGCCGTTGTGCTTGAGGGGGCTGCAACTGTGCCGATTGTACGCGACTATTACCCACTGCTGCTGGGGGAGAGGGTGCGGCGTTCGGCTGCGCTCGAGATCTTCCACCGCGAGATCCGAGATCTCAGGAACTATCAGGACGGCATGGACCTGATGTTCGATGTCCTGAGGACCGGAGCTCTGCTCGGTGGCATCCCTGCGGGCAAGCCGCTCCGCAGGATCGAGGAGTTCATCCGACCGGAGGATGACTAAGGAGGACCGTATGAAGAGCCTTATCGTGTTCCTAATGTCGCTGGGGCTAGCCGCTTCAGCCCAGGCTCAGATCTGGACAAAGGCCCCCGATGCCACGTCTCCCCGGTGTGCCAACATCATCGGTCCAGGTGCCTTTTGCTACTTCGTGTTCACCCAAGCGGAGGCGGCTGATTCTCCGCTGATCCAGGTCCTGAACCTCGCCGATGCGTGTTTCGATCCCGAGACTGGTGGTACAGGTACGGGCAACGCCACTGTAGCTATCCGCAAGTGTCAGACGGATACCGTCAGCGCCAACACCTGCGACCGCATCACGGTGGATGTGGACGGAGATGGGGACGTAGACGACGGCATCCTGAACGGCGACTCGGGGAGCGTTTCTTTCATCCAGCGGATGTGCATCTACGACCTGGGCCCGGGGTACTTCCACGTAGAGGTGGTGACCGATCCCAACGCGGTGGACACAGCCATCCTGACCTTGACGGGACATTAGGGAGGTGACCATGAGATATCTAACCTTCCTCTTCGCTGTTTTCCTGATGGCCTCCAACGTCCAGGCGTGGCCCCATGCGATAAAGCCCGGTGGAGGTGGTGGGGCTTCTGACCCGAACAGCCAACACGGCAACGGTGCGAACTGCGTGGCTGGCGAGATCCCGCTTGGCGTGGATGCTGTTGGGGCAGTCGAGGGCTGCTACGAGCCTGCGATCACCGACGTGACAGGCTTCGACCCCAATGCTTGTGCATCGGGAGACTTCATCAGTGACATCACCGCAGCCGGTGTCTCCGTCTGTGGGACGCCAGCAGGTGGAGGCGGAGGTGATGACATCACAGTCGAGAACGGTTTCGCTAACCCAGTTGATCCTCAGTTCTCCGACACGGTGACGATTGACTTTACCGGCGCCGACCTAGCAACGGATGAAGTCACGGCTGATGTAAACCTCAACTCTCTGGACTTCACCGAGTTAGAGAATGTTCTCAACCTCGACAATGTGACCGGAGACCCTGCTCGCCAGGACATCGTAATCATCGACAACCAGACGTTGCGGTTTCTGGGAACGGATAGCGGCACGACTGGGCCGGCAGGCGCTCCTATAGAGGTGAATCTCACCTATGCGGACGACGCCGATGGTCTCGACACCCGGTACGGGTTCAACATCGTAGTAACGAACGACAATGACAACGTAGATGGAGACAGCAGCCACATTCTTCGCATACGGACAGAGGGCACGGCAAGCAACGGGATCTACGAGACCGGTATCTTCGTAGATCACGGCGAGAACTTTGCCGGCACCATGGAGGACGGTATTCGGGTGGCTGGGAATACTGCTGGTGCGATCACCGACGCGATCGATGTCTCTGGTGCTGGCATCACCAATGCGCTCAACGTCGGGGCCAACCCGATTATCGGTGCGGGTCAGCTTACCATCGGCTCTGCGGCTTCGACAAGTGTCGTGTTGGCTACGGCCACGGGCAACTTCTTATATGGCTCCACTGGTATCGTTCTCGCCACTGGCGCATTCATCGGGAGGCATGAAGAGAGCGCAGGCGATATAGCCGACTTCGGGATCATCCGGCTGCTCTCGTCGGGCGTTATCGGTTGGGAAGCAGACACTCCAGGCGTCGACATCAGGCTTTCGGTTGACAGTACTGATACGCCAATTTTCACCTCGGCTGTTGGCGGGATCGGGCTCGTCACCACCACAGCCACAGAGTGCATCACGTTCATGCCTGGGGACGCTACGGGCGTCGCGGATACTGACCTTGCAGGTACGAACTTCGGCAACCGCGTCCTGTCCTACAGCAACTCGGCTGACGATCAAGGGTACTGGAACTTCCCTGTACCAGATAACCTCACCGGAACCCTCGCTGCTGTCACTGTGTACTGGGTCGTCAACAACGGATTATGTGATGGCGGTGCGAGTGCCGATGTGTGCTGGACTCTGGATGGTGACTCGTTCGCCGATGACGCCGTGTATTTCGGCGGCACAATGGCCGGCACTCTGGTCAGCGTCACGGACACCTGCGGCGGTACCACTGGGGATCTCAACATCTCCACACTCCCCAGCTTCACCCACAGCATGACGGCGGGAGAGCTCGGAGTGCTCGAGATCGCCAGAGACATCGATGGCACTGATGGTGCGGGTTGTAACGCGGGTGGCGATGACGACCTAGCGGCATTCGCTGATCTCATCAGCGTGAAGTTCTGCTACGAGGTCAACAACGTCTTCAGCGGGGAGTAATGTATGAGGATCCTAGTCACATTCCTGATGGTCCTGGGCCTGGCGCTACCGAGCCTGGCCGCAGACTGTGATGCGGTAGGACCGAAGCGCAGCATCACCCCTGAGTACGTGGTCAACTGCCGGTACCTGGCAGACACCGCGACTGCCACTGGAGCTCGTACGACCTGCACCACCGAAGTGTCTGAGAACGTAGACGAGTGGTACTTCTTCGTGAGCGAGGACGACAGCAGCAATCTGGTTATCGACATCGAGAACTTCTTCGAGACAGACGACGACCCGGTCGTGATCTGCCGGCTCACAGACGAGAACCCTGAGTGTCGATGGCTCCGCCGGCTGGATGGGAACCTGCATAAGAGCCTGCGGGCCAACATCACAACGGCCGACGGCGGTCCCTCGAACATCGACGTGCAGGTGTGTTTCTCAAGGTATATCGCCCAATGATCAACAGGCTGGTTCTGGTCCTGCTCTGCGTGATGATCCTAGGGATCAATGCACAGCCTCCTACTCACGGGGTGCGTGGCACAGTCACCGCGGCGGAGCTCCAGCCGGCATCTCTCAGGACCAACCAGTGCTTCGTCGTCACAGATGCAGGAGGGGCGGCGTCGTGTGCGGGGGGCGGAGCGATCCGAAACATCTGCTGCTCGGACGGGACGAACTGGGTAGTGGTGGGAGACGGGGCTGGGGCGGGGTCGTATACCTTCCTCGTAGATGGTGATACGGGTCCAGTGCAGACGGTGACGGACGCTCAAACCTTGCTGATCCTGGGCGACGGTACCGGGATCGATACGGTTGTCAGTGCCCCGGACACCATGACTGTCAGCTTCGATGCCACCGAGGTCAATGATATTACCTGGGGAAATGGTTCTGAGGCCGCCATAGACTGGACTTTCAACGGCAGTGCCGGTGTCGACCCCGTGTTTCACTTCGGTAACGGCACCGTGGAGGTGGACACAGAGCAGTTCAGGATCGAGAACAACGTGCCTGGATTCGCGATTCTGGAGCTGGATGATGGCACTGACACCGCAACGGTTGACTTCAAGATGGAGGCGGACCTTATCAGCGCCGCTAACTCTGATTTCAGGATGTTCGTTCGCAATGGGAGTACGCTCATAAGGATACAGGATTGGATCTCGGCTCGTAACGTGTTGAATTTTGAAAACTATGACCTTGAAATCCAGACCTCTGCTCCCTTTCTGGCGTTCGACGACGAAGACCTTGACACGAATGGCTCGGATGCCGACATCACCGTGACCTGTGATGCTGCCGACTCTTGCAGCATGGTGCTGGGGGTTGAGAGCGGTGCCGAGGCCGAGACCGACATGCTCGGGATCATCAGCGCCGCCGGGGTCAGCGATGTGAGGCTTGGGGCTACCAGCGGAGCCTACGTCTCCATCAGCGAGGCTGGGGTTATCACCTACAACGGAACGGCCCAGAATGTCGGGCCCCTGGCAACCGTCCAGACTCTTAGCGCCGGTGAAACCATTGCAGCGAATGCTTGCGGTGGATTCAAGCGGATCGGGTCTGGGAGCAGCCTGTCTACTGATGCCACCGACACCTTCACGACGCCCGCCTCGGCAGGCCAAGGTTGCATCATGGAGGTCTGCAACGTGAACGTGACTTTCACGATCACGCTCGTGGACAACGTCAACTTTGATCCCGCTACGGCAGGGAATGTGGTGCTTTCGCCCAATGAGTGCATCACGGTAGGAAACACTGGGACCATCTGGCTGGAGCTGAACCAGGCTGGGGGTGGCGGGACGACTACCACCACCGTGGCCCAGGTGCTGCCGGCTGGGGAGTGGATCATCCCGCAGTCTGCCGGCCCCCAGGAGGAAGTGTTCGGGACCAACTTCCCCCGCACGGTCCTGGCCTTTGATCCTAACTCGGACGAGTCGATCTTCATCGAAGAGGAGCTCCCGTCTGACTACCGCAACGCGGACGCATTCACGGTCACGATCGCGTGGTCAACGGCTAGCACCGACACTGGAAATCAGGGATGCTGGTGTATAGGGATCGCGGATTACGCGGATGGCGCTGCTTCCGACCCAACCGCTGAAGAGACTGTTTGCGAGGACACAGCTCCAACAGCTACTGGGGGCCAGCGTATAGAGACCAGCATCACCCTGACCCAGGGCAATTACGCTGCCGGGAACGGGATAGTGCTGGAGCTCTTCAGGGATACGGATAGCGGCGATGCCGGGTGCGAGGGCGCTGACATCGCCGCGGAGATGAGGTTTCATAGCGCGACCTTGATATACGAGGTTACGCTCTAGTAGGTAGGAGTAGGAAAATGAGATACACCAGAATTACAACGATTATGCTTGCCGCCCTACTGCTAATCCCGAGTGTCGGGATGGCACAGAGGGCCTACTGGACTCAGCAAATCGATGCTCAGACGAACTGCATCGGGGATGGGACCTTGGAGATCCTGTGCTTCGCGGAGACTGGATCTGCCGTAAATGAAGTCACCATCACCAACTCCGCCACCGGCAACTCACCGACGATCGCGTCGAGCGGTGAAGCGAACATTGGGCTGTCCCTATCTTCTCAGGGGGGCGGAGGTGCGGTGTTCATCGTAGGGACAGTTTTAGACCTGCCAAGCGCCGCTGCGCCGACTACAGATGCAGAGGGCGAGGCGGCTGTTGACCTGGATGCTTGGGCAGCCGGTCGCGACGCTATTGAGTTCTTCGATGGAGTTGCCAGTACCTACCTCCTAGGAGCCCTTGTTTCGGATACGCCCACCAATGGTCAGGTTCCGAAGTGGAACACTGGGGGCACGATCACATGGGAAGCAGATGCCACTGGTGGGGCTCCAGCGTGGGAGGATGTGACTGATCCCTTGGCTGCCCAGACCCTCAACATGGACCTGGACACCACAACCTTCAACTGGGTGGATACCGCGGACACCTCCATCGATGCCTTCACCATGACGTTCGACGAGTCGAATGCTGCGGACGTGAATACTCAGCGGCTCCTGGTTCTACGTAGAATCGATGGTGGGGTAGGTGGTGTGATGGGGTCGCTTCTGGTCATCGACAATGCTGACACAGATGACGTGGTGACCAACGGTATAGAGATGAGCGATGCTGGTGGGACGATCACTCAGGCATTCAACATCAACGATGCCGGCATCACCAATGCCTTCCTGACTCCCAATGCCACCATCAGCATGGCCGAGCTGGAGATTCTGGACGCAGGAACACGCACAGACGAGGGCCTCTGCACCTATGAGACCACGGGCAATCAGTTCGACTGTGCCGTGCAGACATCGGCTGGCATAGCGGCTGCGGTCTCGGATGAGACGGGTAGCGGTCTTCTGGTGTTTGGCACGAGCCCAACCATCGTGACGCCCACCATCGCAGCGACTGATTGGACCGGTGCGAACCACGCCCACGCAGCAGCCAACAGTGGTGGACAGATTGCCTTCAGTGATCTCACCGGGACTACTACAGAGATCGAGGTCAACCTCGACGAGATGTTCCTGCTGATCCCTGCTTCAGGTGGGCCGCAGGCGGAGTTGGTTGGAGCTAACTTCGTGCAGGAGGCTTTGGCCTTCGACCCGACCACGGACGAAGAGGTCTATATCCGGTTCCCGATTGACGCCGGCTATAACGATACAGACATCGTGTGTGACTGGATCTGGGAAAGCACCAACACTACGCTGGATGCTTGCTTCTGCATGGATGCAGCCGATGCTCCTACCGGCGCTACTCGGGATCCCGCTGACGAGGTAGCAGCCGCTTGCACGTCAACCACTGTGGGTGGGACAGCCAACTTCCTGGTGGAGACCACCATCACGCTGACGGGCACGTTTGCTGGAGGGAATATGTTCCTGGCGCGACTCTTCAGGGATGCCAACGAGAGCGAGACGGGTTGTGCAGCAGGCTCTGACGACCTGACTGTGGACGCCAGGCTGCTGACCGGATCGTGCAAGTACACTGTGAACCTCTAAGGAACCGTTCATGAAGCTACGGTACATCATACCTGTGGTGTTGTTGGTCATGGGTCTGGGCCTGGTGGCGCAGGGTCAGCGTACGCATAACAACCCCGACACGAACGTACAGCTAGGCACGAGTTCAATTATCACCGGAGCCGAGACTATCCTCTCTACCGAATTGGACATCGTCGGTGATGGGACTATCACGCTGGGTGGAGAGACCACGGGCAGCTATGTGGCAACGGTTGCAGACGGGACCGGCATAGACGGGACGGCGACTGGTGAGGGTTCAACCTACACTCCGAGCTTCGACGCCACGGAGCTTACAGCGCTTACCTGGAGTGATGGCGCCTCGGCTACTACCGCATGGACGTTCAACCTCAGCACGGATGATCCTGTTCTTTCTGCGACAGCGGGTGGTTTCGATATGGTATCCGGTGGAGCCACCCGCGTGACCCAGACACTCACTGGATTCGCAGGCCAGTCTGCTGACTTCCTGTTTGTTCAGAACTCTGGGTTTGTCGAGCTTGCCAGCATCACCAGCGTGGGACTTCTACAGACTGCGGTTGGCCTCGACGCCGTAGGTGCTGTGGATATGGACTATGGCTCTGAAGATGTGACGGACCACACGTTCCTGACAGATGGTACAGGCGACGGCGAGTTTGTGGTTCCAACACAGTCAATAAGCACGAGCGAAATAACTAACAACACCATTACCGCGAATGATTTGCACCCAGACCTGGCCTTTTCGGATGGCGACGTGATCGACTTCTCAGCCTCGAATTCGTCGGACGCTACAGATGGAATCATTCTGCCCCAGATCGCATCGGCGTGTGTCGCGGCCATCGCCCAAGGCCAAATTTGTTGGGATACGGCTGGCGAGGATCTCTACATCGGCAATGGTGCCGCCGCAGTGCAGATGAACGTAGGGAGCACGCCAGCTCTGAACGACGTAACCGACGTAACGCTTACCACGCCTGGCGATGGAGCTGTCCTGTGTTTCACGGGTACGTCAAACAACTCCGTTGACTGCACCGTTGGCGGGGATGCGACTGCTACTGAGGATGCGGGTACGCTGACGGTGGTTGTAGTGGATGACTCCCATGACCACGTCATCACGAACATTGACACCTTTACCAAGGCTGCACTCGCAACGCAGACCTCAGATGTGGTTGAGTACGCCGAAGCCGATGGCGAGGTGTGGACTGGCGCACATGACTTCGGTGGCGCTACAAGCCTAGAGATTGTCAATGGCGCAGCACCCACCGTAGACGCAGCAGGTGAGATTGCCTGGGACACCACGGCAACCCCGAGCGTGGATGGTGAAGGCAGTCTCGTAGTCCACGACGGTGGCAGCGGGTCATTCAGCCTTCCGATTGTCCAACAAGCGTGCGTGATGGTCGAAAACCTCGCCGCAGCCGATGACAACCTGCCGCTCTGGTCTCCGATGTTCGCCGTGGACCTGAAAGCCGCATGGTGTGAATGCACGGGAACCTGTACGACCGAGGCCGATGTATCCTTTGAGAAGGACAGCGGTGGCACGATCACGGCCCTTGGGGTAAGCGTGACGTGCGAAGATACTACGACCGGAGACGCACTGACAGATATGACCGGGACCACTGCCATCGGAGCCCTTGATGTACTACGGATCGACGTGGACAACGCAGTTTCACCAGAGACGGATGAGTACAGCCTTTGCTGGACCTACACCATTGATAGGACGTAATGATGAGATATCTTCTGACTCTTGTTCTCCTTATGCTTCCAACGTTGGCCTTGGCGACCAACGTCACAATCACGATCCCGACAGCGTTCGCAACCTCACAGAAAGCAACGGACCTGTGCGTATTCTTCGCCGCAGGCAAGGGTGTAGATGTTCAACCGACTCAGACCCTCTGCCTTCAGGAGATCGTGCGTGACGCCTTGATTGAGATACAGCTCGACAAGATCGGCGCAGACTTGCGTGAGGATATTGCACTCGACCGCAGGACGCAGAAGGACATAATCGAGGGGCAGTGGCCTACTGACCTGGATCTCCTCGTCTGCGGCGACGGCGAGCCCGACACAGGAGAGGAGTGCGATGATGGATCTACCAACAGCAACACCGTAGTCGATGCCTGTCGGACGAACTGCAAGAACGCCTTCTGCGGTGACGGCGTAACAGACACTGGCGAAGGATGTGACCCACCCTTCCCCACACTCTGCGATCCTAACTGCGCGACCATCCCGTAGCCGTGTGGCTCCTGCTCCTATTGCTGCTGCTCCCTGCCGTTGGTTACGCAGACGACACGGGGATACACGATGCCGGGACGTGTGCGGTAGAGGGTACGGGGCAAGCATGGTCGTCTGTGACCGAGTGCGGCGCAGATGAAGATTCGAGGGCCTCCGTCGGTGGAACTAGCGCCAGTAGCGAAGAATTGGTTGCGACGAACTATGGTTTTGATGCGGATATCGGTGCAAGCGATACCATCGACGGGATCGACGCCGCCGTAAATAGGCGGGAGAATTTCGGTGGCACCTGTACCGACGATCTCATCAAGCTGTATAACGGAGGGCAGGTGGGGGATGACAAGCAGAGTGCAACTGCCTGGCCTGCGTCAGAAGGCGATGCAACGTATGGCGGCGCAGCGGACGACTGGAACGCATCACAGACCACGGCAGATATCAGAAGCAGCGGATTCGGGATGATACTTTCCGTGTTAATGACTGGCCTCACATTCTGCGACGTGGACGCCATGCGGCTCAGGGTCACTTTCACCGTGTCATCAGGGGACCGTCGCATATTCATCATCGGTCAGCGGATCTTGGAGCACATCGCACCCTGGCGGCAGTTTGACAAGTCACGCTTGCCGCAGAGCACCGGCTGGCACTCACCAGGGCGGAGGGGATAGGTGTTAGACTACGCACAAATCTGGAGCGGTCTCATCCTGGCGTTTCTGACGTTGTGCGTGATGCTATGGGGCTTCGGCTATCGGATGGGCAAGCTGCTGGAGTGCTTGGATCAGGTGGCAAGGCAGGTGGGCATACTGGGCGAAGAGGTAAAGAAGCTGGTTGAGCAGGTATCCAGCCACGAGAAGAAGATTGCAGTGCTTGAAAGCCAAATCGACAGGGAGGCTTCGTGACGATTCTCAAGATTGCAGGGGCGACCGGGCTCATCCTCGGTCTCGCAGGTACAACCTGGGGTGTAGCGTGGTGGGAGATGGGGCAGAGCGCACCCATTGAGGAGCTAGCGCAGACACAGCAGAAGGTCGTGGACTGGATGGACACGAACATCCAGCAGCAGAGGTCCAGGGCAGCACAGTTGGAGGTTCTGCGTCAGCTCTGCGCTACCGGGCAGCTAGCCGCAGACAATCCAAACTGCGTGAAGATATCGGCGCCGCCGATGAAGGCCCCGCCGGCTAAGCCATAGGGGCAGGAGGAAAGCATGATGGATCGATTCTTTGAGAAGCTAGATCTACTGCCGGGAGGTAAGACGTACATCCTGGCGGGGGTTGCCGCGGTGCTCTTCTGGGGGCACGCGGTGGGGCTGGTCCCGACCGACATCTATGACACGCTGTTGCCGTGGATCCAGGGACTGATGGGGCCCACGGTACTGCTGAAGATGATGCGGTCATGAGGGGGCTCGTACTGGCTCTCGCGTTGGTGGTGTTCTCGGGGTGTGCTTTGCAGGCCGGCGTCAAGATCGGACCCGAGCGGTTCACGATCATCGAGCTCTCCTACTCAGGCAAGGGTGGTGAGACCTTCTGCTGGGAGGGTGCGGGCTGGAGTGATATTGGGATCCGAGCGGTGGGGTGGGGTCAGCACGAGTGCAGCGCGACCGTCCTGCGTGACTAGCGCCACTTGAGCACGATGCGGTAGATCGTAGCCGGGGCGTTGCCGCTCCGGTCGACACCAACCTCCACCAGCCGGCCGCCCCGGTGGAGCTCGGAGATCCGCTTGCGGATGGTGGAGAAGCCATACTCCTCGAACTCGGGGAGCCGCTCCGCTTTGCGTGCGGTCATGGCTCCGTGGTTGTGGAAGGCCTTCAAGACTTCGATCTGGATCTTCCCGAGCTGCTGCTCTACGACCTTGGCCGCCTCGAGTGAGGTCTCAGGGTCGTCCTTGCGGAACATCGGGGTGTTGAAGGGCAGGCCCTGCTGCTTCACTTCTCGGGCTCCTCCGGTAGCTTCACGGGGGTGGACTCTACCACCGGCTGCTCGGGCTCGGGGAGGTCCTGAGGGAGCCCCGCCTGTGCCCTCTGATCCAGGGCCACGGCGGTCGCGAGCTCGGTGGAGGCAGGCAGGTAACGGCAGAGCCTGATTAGTACGGTCTTCTTTGCCATCGCGGCGAAGTCAGTTTTCCACGGCCCCTCTTCCGGCGACCCACCTCTCTGGCGTGCGGCGTCCACGCTCGTCATGTCGAGCACCTGGAACTGTGGGTGTATTTCACCCCTGATCCTGGCGAGGGCCCAGACGAAGTCGATCTCCTGTACGTCCCCGTGAGCGGGTTTGTGGTGGAGGTACTGGTCTGTCCCGTATTGGTAGTCGAACTTGTCTCCCATGAAGACCTCGTGGGCCTCGATCACTGTAATCTGGTCGCTCTGGCGGGCGAGCTGCATCAGGCCCTGATAGCCGAGCTGGACGTTGACCTCGAGGGCGGCCTTCTTCTTGCTGTACCTGGGGATGAGGTAGACCAGCCCCCGGAGGGAGTCTGGTTCCAGGCCCAGCTGGGCACACTGGAGCACTGCCCGGTACATGCTCGCGGGGGTCGCGGCCAGCAGCTTTGGGTTGTGCTGGGCGCAGGTGAGCACCATCCTGATGAAGCGGTCGACCACGAGGTGGCGAGGGAGGGCGGCCCGGAGCTCCTCCTCCCGGGAGCGCAGGACCTCCTTCCACATCGCCGCCGCCTCCTGCACGGTGACGAGCTCGGAGGTGCGTGGGTCAGGAAGCTTCGCGGGCTTCGGCATCTAGGGCCTCCTTTCTGAACCTGAAGATGTACGCGTGGAGCCGCTTGTCGGTGAGGTTCCGGGCGTCCACGTTGGTCTGCTTCGCGAGCCACTCGAGGAAGTCCTGTGCCTCATCGTGGTCGTCAAACAGGGGACCGAAGGCGATCCCTGAGGTGGAACAGAACAGCACCGCGCAGGATACTTCCGTCCCGGCTTCCTTCCCTTCGATGATTCTACAGCCCATCGTCTTCCTCCTTCTCTTCAAGCCCCCGAAGTCCGCCGACCTTGATCCAGTTCTTCACGGCTTCTCGGGAGCCCCAACAGTCTTGGCGGTACGAACCTCTGCCCGGCAGTTCGTTGTAAAGGAACAACGCCCAGTCGCCGAACCGCTCTTTGTTGACCTCGTCGGCGCGGCCAATGGCCCCGACAAAATCATTAGACAACACGGCGGTCAGGAAATGTCCCGGTGGGATTCCATTCTCGATGTAGCGTCGAACCCCGCCCCTCATGTGTTCCGGCACGCAACCATAGTCAAGCACTAGAGCCTCCCTCCCTTCCGCCTCAGGACCCGGAACTCACTCTCTGGCACGACGTGTTCCTTCCGGGTCTGTTGCTTGTAGGTGTACACGGTTCCGTCAGTCAGTAGCGCCGAGGTGGCGTCGCCGATCGCGGCACGCAGCTTGTTCTCGAGGCCGCGGATGTCGCCCTGAACATCCTTCAGCTCTGCCTTGAGCCCGATCAGGCGCATGTCGATCTCGGCATACTCGGGGGACAGGACGATCTGCTCGCCGGTATCGTGAGGGTAGATCTTCGCCAGGGCATCCTTGCACGACTGAGTCGAGTCCGTGTCGGGTGGCTCGAAGGCTCGCAGCTTGTCCCAGAACTCCCGCTCCTTCTCGTTCAGGAACTCGATGTACTCCTCGTCTCGAGGGACTGCCTTCTGGTAGAACTCGTTCCCGTTGAAGAGCACGGCCACATGAGCGTTCTGGAATCCGGTCACCGAGAGTTGGTGTTGAACCTGAGCGTAGACGTAAGGCGGTAGGCCCTCGTCCCAGCGCCAGGCAAGCTTCGTACACTTGATCTCTAGGATGCCGTTGGGATCTACAACGCCGTCTATCGTCGCGGCCTGCCACGGGCGTTCCTTGGAGACGATCAGCTCGCCCCAGGGGAATGCTTGCAGGTTGGTGCGGCGCTGGAACTCGTCGATCAGGATATTCTCGAGGCGCAGGCCCCAGTAAGCGGGCTCTGGTACGTCGTGGTCGACGTCGTCCAACCCCAGCTTAGAAGCGTAGACGTCCATCGGGCTCGACCACGGGTTCTCCCCGAGGATAGCCGCGGCGTCGCTCGCTCCGATGTACTGCTGCCTGGCCTTCAGCCACCAGGCCCTTTCTTCAGTGCTGCACACGACGCGGAAGTCTTTGGCGTCGCGTGCGAAAGCGAACTTGCTGACGTAATTATCATATGCCTTGTGGGCCTTGTCTGTGAGTTCTTCGACTGTCATTGGATCCTCCTGTTGAAAAGAATGCTGCGGGCCGGGCACGTTGCCTGCTTGCTATGCGCGAAGCTGAGAGTCACCCGACGTTGACCGTCCGACGAAAACGAGGCCATCACAATCGTCTCCGCAACCACTCTCACCCCTGAATGTGGAAGAGAATCTCTTCCGCTCCGTAGACGTTGTTGGTCCCGCAGTTCTCGCAGGGATACTTTTGAGCGTCGGGCTCGCACCCGTCCCGCTCCTCCCCGCACTTGATGCAGAAGCCCGGGCTATCCATTCCGAACATGCCGCGCTTGACAGCGTCGCAGATGATCTCGCTCGTGATGCTTTCGTGAATCTTCATGCTTCCTCCCTCGCCTTCGCCAGGGCTGCGCGGGCGTTGACCTTGACGTTGAACGTGTTTGGACAACCCCCCAGCACCTGAGCATCCAAAGCCTACCACCTCTCCTCGATTGAGAAGTGCGGGTCATTGGCGGCAGATTCCAATTCCTCGATACGCAGCAGGGCAACCCGAAGTTCTGACACCAGCTTCTCATGGGCATTGCAGGCGCGGACGATGAAGGCGGCGTTGGCTTCCTTCTCTTCTTCAGTTCGTGTGCCCCCGCGAGCCGCCGCGATCACTTTCCCATCCAGAGCACGGATGCTGAACCCTTCGCGGTCGCCGCGATATTCAGACTTATACGGCTGAAATGACCACGGCGTCGGCGTGTGCTTCGTGTCGCTCATCAGAACCCCTCCTTCTCGTCCCGCTCGATGCGGTCGATGAGCTCGTTCAGCTCGCAGACGAAGTAGCTGTAGGCCGCGCCGAACGCGGCGTCGTTCTTCCCGGGCAGTCCGTGGCGGTCGTTCTTGAGCAGGAGCGCAGCGCGGCTATCGAGCTGGTCCCGCAGGGAGCGGATACGCTGGACCGCGCTGGGCCCGCGTGGCTTCGCCGGCCTGGCGAATTGCTGATTGAGTCTCTTGAGAGTGCTTGGTCCGTGCATGATGGCCTCCTTCGGTTGAATCAAGACAACCCCCTGAGGGGGCTGGCTTCAGTCAATCGACTATGCCGCACCTCCCAGATCCTCATCGATGTCCGCGAGGCGGCAGAGATGCTTTGCTAGCTCCTGAACATCTTTCCAGTGATCCCACGAATCCCGGGTCAGGGTGGCACGCTCATAGGGATGGATGCCCTGTTCCTGCAAGCTGTCGCTTTGGCTTCCCCACTTGCGATACAAGAAACGCGACTGTTTGGCTGCGCCTCGAGCTGTAGCCTCGAGTGATGCGTTTGATCGGATCTTCATGATGGCCTCCTTGTGATAGATAATCGATAACATAGGCCTCAGCGGGTTGCAATACTAGACCCCACTGGCCTATGCTGGACCCCATGGAGAAAGCCTACACGGTCAAGGAAGTGGCAGCGCTGCTGCGGATCAGCACGGCTACGGTCTACAGGCACATCGAGAATGGAGAGCTGGACTTTGTCAGGATCGGGAAGCGTTGGAGAATGCCCGCCCACCAACTTGAGAAGTACCTCTCGTGGCCTGCCAGCACCGCTCATCCGTCCTAGCCCGCAAGCGCTTCGGGCCCTTCGAGTCCTATGCCCGGCAATGCGTCCGTTGTGGACGCCGGGTGGGGGCAAACCTCAACGCTCGCAAGCTCACCGATGACGAGAAGGCTGGAGCTCGCCTCTGGAATCCACGCCTCAGGCGCCAGGGTGGGGCCACAGCGCGGACGAGGAGGTACCGGGTCTATCTCCAGTCGACCGAGTGGAAACGGCTGCGAGAGAGGATCCTCGAGCGCGATGGCTTCACCTGCCAGCGGTGCGGAGAGGAAGCTACCGACTGCGGGCATCTGACCTACGATCGCTTCGGTGAAGAACGGCTGGGTGATCTGGAAGCCTTGTGCCGCGACTGCAACCTCGCAGAGAAGGAGACGCGATGGATGCCTCGCTCCGGTCGCGATTGATTCGTCGGACCCTGCTCCTGCCCGAGCCGCCATTCTGCTGGCAGTGGATGGGATGCAGGAATCAGAAAGGTTATGGGCGCATCCGTGCCACCGGAAGCGGGCCACTGATATCCGTTCATAGAGCGTCGTACGAGCTGTTCGTTGGACCCATCCCGCTAGGACTCGAGATCGACCATCTCTGCCGGAACCGCGGTTGCGTGCGACCAGATCATCTAGAGGCTGTGCCTCATCTTGTGAATGTCAGACGAGGTGAAACGGCAACTAGAACTCATTGCTTGCACGGGCATCTACTGGAGGGGCGCTCATCGCGTCAGCGTTACTGCATCGTGTGTCAACGTGCAGCCAACGCAGTTAGTTATAGAAGACGTTCGGCACGCGTATGACACTCACGTACGAAGATTTGGATCGGGCCCGCACTGCTTTTGAAAACCACCACATAGAGCCGCCCAGTGAAAACCAGTGCTGCGAGTATGCGCATGAGTTCATCAAGTGGTGCCGGGCTGACCCGGCCATGCAACGCTACGTGCATGACCTGAATTCCGTCACAGGGGAGGAACGACCGCCCATCCGCACCCCCCTCCAGGTCTACGGCGAGAAAATGATGTTCGCCATGTCGCTTCTCGCCGATTTGATAGGCACCGAGGGCATCAAGATCCGCGACTTCGATTCTCTGGATATGGAGGAGCATTGGTTCCGTGTCAGACACGCGTTGCAGATCGTGCTCGCGGTACCGTTCCTGTGGAGCAAGGAGATCGCGACCCAGATGCTCACCAACGATATGCCAAGGCACATAATTTCCAGAAAAATACTATCGTTCCCGATCGTATGGTGGACATTCGAGGTCGCACACGGAGTTGCAAATCAAACTGGCACAAGCCTCGAAGGCCGCGCCATTGACGCTATGCTGATCGCTGATGAAGGCGTCGGACTGAACGTGCTAAAGTTTGGCTCCGAGAACTACCCACACGACGCTAGCTGCGAGCTGGGGGGCATAAAATACGGACAGCGTTATCCAGAAGACGCACCGGGTGCCCAGAATATACTTGCCGGTGCGGCTTTCCTGAACTCGCCATACATCACACAGCGTCAGGAGAATATTCCCCGTGCTTTCCGCCGGCAAGCGCAGCGTGCTGGTCTCCCTGATTTTGCCCAGCATGATGTTCGCTTTGTGAAGCTCAGGACTCCCGAGAGCCAACCTTCAAAGCCGGGCGATAATGATATCGAGAGAGATCATAGATGGTGGGTGCGTGGGCATTATCGGGCGCAGTGGCACCCTTCGGAACAAGCCCACCACCTCATCTGGATCATGCCCCACCTCAAAGGACCGGATGGCCTGCCGGTCAAGAACCCCATGTATTCTGTGGTTAGATGATCTTCAGGTACAACATCTAGCGGCTGGGGAGAACCCTACGTTGACGATCTCTAAGAGTAAGACTAGGAATGGCACACAAGAGGGGGCAATGGCTAAGACTCGGAGCCTGAGCTCTTCCTCTTCTCTTCAAGGCCCTCTTCCTTTCAAATCTTCGGTCCTACGCACCTCTCAAGGGCTGCTGAAAATTGTGGCGATCGCGCTGCTGTTGGCCTGCGGGCCGGACCCCACACCACCTCCGGCTGTTGACGCGTCGATTGACCTCCCCGATCCGAACCTGGAGGCAGTCACTGAGGCTCGCCCTCCCGGGTCTCGAGCTCGGAGGGCATTGAAGGCTTCAGATGAGTGACCTAACACGGAGGGGGTGAAGAGATGAGAGAACAGTTCTGGATGTGGCTTGCGTGGAAACTACCTAGGCCACTCGTCTACTGGTGTGCGATGAGAGTGGGGGCCGCAGCTACAACTCCGCCGAACGGTTGGCAAGAGACTGTGCCCGAATTGCTCTTCATGGACGCGATCGAGCGGTGGGACAAGCCCAGGAACAGGATGCCTCCGATACGGGAAATCATCGACGATAGTCAGGGGGCTGACGCGGAGGGGATGAGGAGGTGAGCAGGTTCAGAAAGAAGCCAGTCGTGGTCGAGGCGTTCCAGATGACACAGGCTCGGCGCTGGGATAACAGCGAGTGGCCGGAGTGGCTCAATGCTGCATGGCAGAAGGAAATTGGACAGCCTGGCGCTTTTTGGCGTGACGTTGAACTACCGCACACGACCCTACATATCTCGACGATGGAGGGGGTAATGAACATCGCGTGGGATGACTGGATCATCCGGGGCGTCAAAGGCGAGATATATTCCTGCAAGCCCGACATCTTCGACGCCACCTACGAGCCTGTGCCATGACCACCCCACTCTACGACCTCCC